CAATATCACCTTTATAAATTATACCTCTATGTAAATTTACATACATATCCCTACCTCTTAATTTATAATTATATCTTATTGGTTGTCCAGTTGTAGATATAGTATTAAGTAGATGTGCATATTGTCTCACATAAGTATTGGGATTAGCATCCCCAGGTAATGAATATTCAATTAATCTTACACCACTTTCTTCAAATTCCACTAATTCATGTGCAAATAAAGAATAAAATGGTACAAACATGTTACAATCAGAAGTTCCCATCAATCTAGTTCTATAATGCATTGGATTATATTGATTACTATTAAATTGAAAAGAAATTAAATTTCTCATTGTTCTTGTTTTATTGGGTTAACTTCTTCATTTAAGTAATTAATAGGTATAAAATATTCCCATTTAAAAGGAACTATTCTATCATCTTCTCCAATTACATTATTTGCATAATGGTTAGTAAAAAATCCCACCATATGTGATGCAATCATTGCTGCTGAGTGAGAGGTTTGCTTTAGAGTACAAGGTGCTTCCATAACTTCAGAATCATCAAAAAGATATTGTTCATAATCTTCCATAGTTTCTGGAGTCACACAAAAGATAGTAAGTTGTTCCATAAGTAATCTACCATCTACAAATATAGGTATATTCTTATCTTTATCTTCTGCACCAGCTACAAGATTTACATCTTGCCAATCTTTTACATATTCTTTCCAATTTGCAAACATATCTTTCCTTGCTTGCATATTATCAAATGCTGAGAATACATAATGGTGACTCATAGAATCCTTAGTGTATCTCATATTGTTTGCCATTATATCTACATCTGCAAAATGTTTACATAAACCTTTTAATGCTTCTACTTTAGGTGCATTTTTCTCTGCATCCTCTTTTGTAAACAATTGACCTCCAATATTATGTTCTTCAATATTGTCAAAGTCAAACACTATAGGCTGAAAACCTGCTCTAGCTAACATTAGGGATAACCAAGAGCCTATTCCCCCAGCTCCCCCTACTATCACATGTATTGTCTGTTCTTTAGGATACCAAGGAGCATCTTTAAATCTACTTGCTTGTACTTGATTCATATTTCTTATATTTTTCTAACACACTCTTTAATCCTTCTATTACTGGCTTTAACATCTCTCTTATATAGTTTATATTGCTAGTATATAGTTCTTCTTCCAAAACTTCAATAACACCTTCTGTCATTTGTTCAAACATTTCTGGTGCATCTTTATCTTGTACGTGTATAAAGAATTTATTATAGATTTTTAAATAATTTTTAATAATATTGGAAGCTAGTGCAAATGGAGATACACTAAATGATTTATAGTGGTCAAGTATATCCTCTATATCAGAGAATTCACTATGGTCAGCACCATTATTTATCACAAACATTGCAAAATCTTCCATTATTTGCTGTTCCAATTCTTCTTCTGCTTCTTCAACTTCTTCTATCTGTTCAGCAAAATGTTTTAGAGATTGGGTCCTAACTTCTTCGGGGAAAAAATCTGCATCTTCCCAGGCATCATCTCCCCAATTTGAACCTGGATTTAACTTTCCCATAAAACTCCCTTTAGAGTTTGTAGGGTGTATTCTAGTTCTACTATGACCTATATTAAAACTTTTAGTAGTTGTAGTTTCAACAGATTCTCTTTTTTCAGCAGCTTCTATAATACCTTCTACCTTCTTTTTAAAATCATCCTCAACTTCTATAGTATTCTTTGGAGAATTTATATCACAATTTAAGGTAATTAGTTTCTTTTCTACAACTTCTTCTACAGAATAGTTATACTTTTCTCCATTTTCATCTTTTGCAACAAATTGAGCTTTATCACTCTCTACTATAAAAGCTACTTTTGCAGTAAACTCCATAAAGTTATTTACAATAAGTGATAAGTAGAAATTATGGTTTGGTGCATTATCTTCCAATTCAGACCAATCTGTACCTGAGAAAAATACATTCATAGTATTATGACTATGTATATGCCCCATTTTCCAATCATCTGATTCTGGATTATCCATCATATAATTTATTACTCTTTCATCAAAAGTATATTCTGTATAAGAAGAAGTGCCTTTATGCATAGGAAGTATATCCTGTAAAGTAAGTACCATATTTTCTGGGTCTTTAATAGAACCTTCCAATGAATAAAATAATACCCCTGACCACTCTACTTTAGGTATTTCCTTACACAGCCACTTTATCTGGTCTAGCACTTTCTTTGGCATTACCAGTTTTATTTGAGTATCTTCTAACTGTACTCTCTCTAATTTTTTTGATATTGATGTCATATTCTAATTCTTGTTTTATAAAATTTCTTACTTCTGGGTGTAGAAAATACTTTATATTTGTAGTATCTCCTAAACTAGGGGGTTCCCCTATTTTAAATGTTAATTCTTTTCCTTGGAATATATATTTGAACTCAGGTCCAGTTGTACTCCTTACAGAAGGATACCCTGGTGGGCTACCAAACTGATAATAATTATTTTGACTATCCTTCATACATATAACCCTTTTCTTTAATGATTCATCAAGTGGGACAGTTTCAGTAAGAAACTTTTCAAATCTATCATTGTCCACTATTATATATTGACCATTTTCAAGTTTAAAATCAACTTGTGGGGTTATTTTATTATTTCTATGATAATCTATAACTAAATCTTTTAAAGCCTTAAAATCATTTATATTAGGATTACTTCTCCTACCACTTTGAGTGTGTATTTGAATTTGCTCCATTCTTCTATGTGGTCCTCCCTCTAAAGATTCCCAACTTACTAATCCTGTTATCTGTATTAGAAAAGGTATTAATCTTTCTTCTGATATACCTTCAGAATTTATATCTGCAATAAAGTCATTTATATGTCCTGACCCTCTACAGAAAGAACTATAAAAAGGAGCTGTACTATTATGAAGATTAGTTGCACTTCCTGGTAAATGGCTATGGAAATAATTAGATGAATATTCAGCATAACTTACTGACATCCTTCCTCCAGATAGATGTGCTATATAAATTTCATCACCTCTTCTAGTTAAACTTATCTTTACAAATAAATCTGTAACTGTATGTTCTTTTTTATATGAATTTTTAAGTGTTATTTCAGGGAAATAAATAACTACACCAAGTATATCTACGATATCCTCATCAGGTCCTGTTAACGTTATATCCAAATCCCATAGTCCTTCATAAACTTCTTGAGTGCATTTAATAAATAACCTAAACTTTTCAAATAAAGGTTTTGTCATATATTCTCCACTCAACAATAGTTTTTGATTCTTCTGTTGTTCTAAAATCCATTTAAAATCCCTACACTTATCAGCCTTTTTTATATCTTGTATTTTTTTATTTAATGTTGACATTATTATGTAGTAATATTATTATAAAAGGGGAGCTGTATTGCCCCCCCTTAAATATTTGATTATTAACCTAACCAGTCATTGCTATTATTTCTTTCAGAGCTTTGTCCACTTGCCAATCTTCTCAAATCATCCATATCTGGGTCATTTGTACAAGAGTTTTTTATTAGAGCATCTTCAGAACCTGTAAGTTCATCACCCAATGCTTCAAATAAATCTGCTAGTTCATTAAGTGAATTAGAGATTTGTGCAAGAACTCCTTCTACACTACCAGATTTAGTTTTAGCTGGCATTAAGTACAATTTGAAATCTCCTTCAGGAAGCTGAGCCTCATCTAGATTCAATTCATTTCTTGTTTCACCAACCATCATCTTCATTCCTTGATAGTTGATTTCTCTCTGTCTTAAAAGAGGTTTTAATTCTGCAACAGTTGTTACATTTGTCTCAATAGTACCAGAGGCACCTACTGTAGATAAAACTTTAATTTTTCTTGTCATAATATTATGTTTTTAAATTAATTAAATAGATACGTCAGAAAATCTAGATTTCTTAATATCTTGTGTGAATTCAAGAGCTTCCTCTAATCTAGCTAATTCAGAAGTTAATTTGAATTCAGATTTAACATCATAAGGAATCTGTCTTTGTGCTGCCACAATAGCTGATTTCTTTTGAGCAATTTGAGAGTTTAGATTCATAATCTCTCTTTGTACTTCAATTGAAGCTTCTTGAGCTTTAATTTGTAAAGCTTCTGTTTTTTGTGTTTTCTCATCTTGAGAAATTAACTGCAAGTAAGTTACTTGTGCATTGTCTTTTGCCATTTTATTTAAATTTAAATATTAATAATTAATTATATAATTTGTTTTTCTTTTAAGAATTTTAATAAGGATTCTTTACCTTTTTTTTCAAAATAATCAGAAGGGTCTTTAATATTTTCATTTAATAATATAGGTGGTAAAAATAGACTACTGGTTTTTTTTAACTTAGTGATATTATTAATATAATCACTTACTATTTTAGAATTTGTTATTCCAGTACTATCATTATCAAACCATATTATTATAGTTTTAAATCTTTTACTTAAGTGTAGTAATATCTTTTTATTGGGTATCATTCCTTCATTTTGGAACCAGATACAGTTAAAACCTAAATTTCTTAGTACTCTACAGTCTTTATAAGATTTTGTAATTATTAAAAGTTTTCCTTTAAGTGGTAAATTTTGTATAGAACCTACTTCATTTTGGCTACAATTTGTAAACCATTTTGCATCTTTAGATGCATGTGGTCTGTATATTTTAACCTTACCTTCTATTGGATTACCTTCAATATCTATAAAACCTGTATATGCATAACATATATCTAATGGTCTTACAGTGAAAGGTTCTCCCTTTCTAGAAATAGATTTATATATTTCTACAGGAATTACCTTATCTTCTATTAAATTTTCTTTTGTTATTTCGTATTTATTCCAAAATTGTTTATCTTTGTAGTTAAATTGTCTTGGTAAATAGGTGATAACTCTTTCCTTAAAGACTTTCTTAACATTCTTTTCTTCTACATAGCCATATTCGTGGATTATTTCTTTAGCTTTTCCTAAGTTATCACCTAAACCAAGATTTAACTCTTTGTTGATTATTTCTAAAGCTTCTTTAAATGTTACATTGTAACAAGCTTTTATGAAATCTATACAATTCATACTCTTTATAGGGTATGGAGATGCAAAATCAACAAATAATAACTTTCCATTAAACTCTTCAAAGTAACAATCTGGATTATTATCATCACGATAAGGGGCTATATACATAGCCCCTTTATCCTGAATAATATCATCTTGTATGACTATTTTAAATATTTCTTCTTCTGTAGCTCTCTTGAATATTTCCTCAGGCTTTAAAGGTACATACTTATTGTAGCCATACATAGATTAAAATTTTCTTACCAAGTTGCTCCATTTCCACCACTAGTGGACATATCTTGGGTAGGTTCAGTATCCAATATAGTTTGTTTTGCATATGGGGAATTAGCATACCATTCACTTCTTTTAAATGGGTGTGTTATTCCTTCAGCATTTCTATATTTAATACCTGCTTCTTCTTGAACTTGGGTAAACCCTGGTCCCTGTGATTTTATAAGGTAAGTACCTTGTTTAACATCTTTAGGTATTTCTAAATATGTCTTATTATTATCTCCAGTTGGTTTCCACTGATAAGATAAGAATATATCCAATGGAACTTTATTCCAATTTGGTACACTTGTAACAAGTCTTTGTAAAATTAATGCATAGTCTTTAAAACTATTTATAGGAGTTTCAAGTGCAGCTTTAACATCTTCTTCAGATGCAAAACATCTTACAATATCAGTTAATGTTGCATTTAATAACGCAACATCTTTTTTCTTCTGTTCTTTATACTCCTCAGAATTTACATCTGTAAGTTCTCCTACATCTCCTTTTCCAAACACTTTACTTACAGGGAAGAATCTTTTTCTGTATTCTTTTTCTTCAACTTGTACTGTAAGGTCAATACCATCTCCTGGTGTTTCTCCAGTTCCTGAATTTGGGTTATATTCAAATTTAGTTAAAAATACTCCTGTGTTTAAACCAAACTTACCTCCTGACTTACCAGGTGTTATATCATTTGAATCTTGATATCCGTACATATATTTTGCTTTTTTAAATTAATTTTTACCAATCTTGTGCTGTTGCTGTCTGTGGTTCTACCTCTTCAAAAGTTGTTTCAATGTCTTCTACTGCTGTAGCTTCCATATTAACTTCTTCTTGTTCATAAGGATGTGAAGCTGGTTCTTCTACCTCATCTACTAACTCAAATTTAGGTCTATGAAATTTCCTAATTTTTAGTCCAGCTTGTTTCAAAGCTTGTGTCATTTGTGTCATTGGAAGTCCATAATGCTCTGCTAAAGCATCTTTTTTCCAACCTGCTTGGACTTTCTCTTCTAAGTCTTGTTTTGTGATTCTAACTGGTTCTGACATTTTTCTTAATTATTATATTTATTAATTTGTTCTAATACAAATCCCATATCATTGGGAATTAATTTTTCTTCAAACATTCCCACTGGAGATTTTGCCATAATATGTATTCCCCTATCATCAATATGTTTATTGGTAACAAAATAATACTGTGTTCCTTGCGAATTTGTTTTAGTTGTAGTATATAATACTACAGTAAATAAACCTGCAAGATTTACTTTATCATCTAACATTTTACCCAATGTTTTGATTTTAGATTTACCATCCTCCTCATCATCATGTGTTAGTATAATAAAGTTAATATTATCTCTCATATTAATACCAGTATTAATAATATCATACATATTCTTAGCCATTTTATTGAATTTATCATACCCTGTTTTAAGGGCATTAGCCATAAATTCTTCTGACATAATATACTGACTATCATCTAGTACTACATTTTTAATATCTGGTCTATTTGCATTAATAAATTGTAAAGTTTTAATAATTAGCCCAGAATCTGTTGTTGAAAGATAATTTCCTTCTGTAGGTGGTTTACTAGTGTCTATAGGGACATACTTAGCTTTCCAACCTCTCATAGGTAAAGATTTGCCCTTTACATTCACTATAAATGTTTCTTTGGGGTCTAGACCTTTTATACCTAATTCTTCAATTTGTCCAATAGAGGTAGATTTTCCACTACCACTATCTCCTACAACTGCTATTGCGTTTGCCATAAATTTTAACTGTTTAATTGATTTACATAATTGTAAACTCTTCTCATTCCTTCATTATCATCAGCCTTAGGTAATTCTTTAAAGAAATCTACAGCTCCATCAAAGAATAGAGGTAGCTTTTTATTTGCTATACCATCCCTATCCTTGAGTATTGACATTGACCTGTACCTATCTCTAAAAAAGGTTATATCATATCCATTATGTTGTTCAATATTATATCTATCTGGTGCAAAAAGACCTAAGACTATATTGGCATCTCTTTGAGTAGTTTTATTATCCCCTAAACCTTCTAAACTAGGTTCTAATTTTTCCTCAATAGTGTTTCCTTTATAATTATACTCAACCTGCTCTTTTGCTGAAGCTTGTTGTTGTACATTTACAGGAATAAAACCAAATTTATCTCTTAATCTAAGACAGTAATCTGAGGACCACTTACTCATTGTTTGCCAAGGTGTTAACCTTAATCCATCATCTGACTCTGTATCCAATAAGGATATATGGTCTACTAGGACTATGACATAATGTTTGGGATGGTCTTTTTTATAATAGGAAATCTTCTTATAAGTATCTCCTTCTCCCATTCTAACCTGTCTTCTTTCTTCATCTGTGAAAGGTCTATTGTTCACATCATAATAGTTTCCTACCTCCATAGCATAATTTCTCATATGCTTATATATACCAGTAGGATTTCTAACACTGTCTATAATTTCAACTGTTTCTAGAAATTCTTCAACATAAGCTTCAGCTTCCTTTACCTTCTCTAATATTTCAGAAGATATAGTATTGAATCTACCCCTAGATTGTAATTGTTTTATAGAAATGGATATATTATATTCACTGTGAAGATATTTTGATATCTCAGATAGAATAATCTTTTTTTTGCTTTCTTCTAGACTAAAATATTTCACAGTTAGTTTAACTCCACTTTCTGGATTATGCTTTATATATTGATAAGGATTATGAATAAATAAAGACCTGGCTAGTTTAGATTTACCTACTCCAGAACTTGCAGTCAACAAATAATATGTATCTTGCTCAATTCCTGGAATATATCTCTCTAATCTCTCCATACCAGTAAAAGGTATACAATTGTAATATCCTTCTTCATGATTGTGCTTATTAGCTACAATCTCATTATAGATTTGTTCAAACTTCATATGATATCATTACTGTATTTATGTGTTCTCTCCTTAAATCTATTGTTTTGTTCCACATAATCTAATAACATAGATGTACCATCTATCTCATATATAAACTTATGTGATTTTTTACAATATTTAGGATTGTCCACCCCTTTAAGATATAGTTTAGTGGCTTCCACTACATCTTCTTTCCTAATTGCTGGATTATTAATAAAGAATTTTTTCATTCTTGTGAGAACTTCTTTTTTAACTCCTCTTCTATCTGGATTGACTGCTTTGAACATATCCATCCAACTGGATATCCATTCATATCCAGTAATTGTTTCTTCAAATAATGGAATTAACCATTTAATTTCATCATTTGAATAATCTTTTGTAACTATCCCACTAGCTAATATTTTTCTCTCTAATTCTTTTGGTATGAAGGAAGGTTGTACTCCATAGTATAAACATAAGAGAAAAGATATACCATCGTGAATAGATATATTTTTAGTTTTAAGTGCTTGTTTTATAGCACTATTAACTTCTACTTTTATCCTATTCATAATTTTTCCAACTTACATGTTTAACATTATCTAGATTAAAATCTTCTAGAACTTTATCCTTCCAAGATTCATCTACAGTATCTACAGCTACAAGAATATAAATATTTGCTTTATATCCTTCCTGTAATACTAAAGACCTTGCAATTTTCTGTGTTCCATCTCCTTTTTTATTGGAGTTTACCTGTACTATAATAAGATTATCTACATTGGTAAATGTATGACCTACACCTCCAGAATTAACTAAAGAGAGTTCATCTATTTTACCTTCTTTGAACATATTTAAATATTTATCATCTGTTTTAGAATGAAATACATATTTAGACATTTGTTCTGCTTTTTCTATACTTCCCGAAAATATCAAAGTTCTACCTTTGAGCTTTTTTAATAGTTTTTTTGCAAATTCATTCTTTGAATCTAGATTATAGATAAATCTCATTCTATTTATATAAAAGAATGCAGGAACTGTTTCCCTATTGAATAATTTTATATTTATAAGTCTTGTTAAATATTTATAATGATTAGCTTCAGTAGTTAAGAAAGGTTTTTTCTTATTACCTGCCTTAATTGTCTTTTTATTGGATTCCAATCTACACTCTACAACTATAATATCATATGGAGCAATAAGTTTTTTATCAACAGCTTCATCTATAGTCATACTACTAAGTATTTCTAATTTAAGCTTTTTGTATAAATCCAATTTCTCCTTATGTTTTGGATGTGTTCCTGAGAGTCCTATTATAGTCTTGTATTTTATATTACCATTAAATAATGGTTCAGCATTATTCTCAGTTAAATCTTGATATTCATCTAATATGATTTTATCATATTTTCCAATATGTGATGCCATAGAGGCATAACATATTATATCAGTTTTATTAAGAAAGGTTTTAGCTTTCCACTCTTTAAATTCTTTGGGTATATCTACATCCCTTAATTTGGTATTAGGTGTTACCCATAATACTTTTTTGGGCTTTTCCTTTTTTATAATATCAATACCAATCTTAGTTTTACCTACTCTTGGTGCTAAGTTAAGTAATCCATGACAAGGATTATCCAAAGAATCTACTATCTCTTGTTGTATTTCTTCTCTACTTATCACCTTTCCCATAGACCATTTTCTTTTACTTCCATATTACCAGCTTTAGTCTGTATTTTATTTGGTGCAAATAAATGAGGATGTATAGATTTTGCTTTACTCCAATCTCCCTTATGTAAACTTTCCCAAAACACACCACCTTCTGGTGTGTTACTCCAACCAAAAGCCATACCTAGACTTAAGTTATTTATTTTTTCAATATTAGTATTACCTGAATATTTCTCTACATTTTTTACAGCTTTTTTATATAGTTCAGGATATTTTTTTAATTCATATACTACCATTATATCAATGTATTTTTGCATAATTAATACCAAATTGAACATCCACTCCAAGTGGTACATTTAATTTTACTTTTTCATTTACAGAATCAATAGAGTCTCTAAGAGATTTATCTACTTCTTCTTTTTGCTCTTTAAGTAAAGCTATTACTACCTCATCATGATATTGTAAGGTTATTTTGATACCCCTACTTCTAACTTCTCTTACCCACAGGTCAAAGCAATATACTCCAGTTCCTTGATTAAGTGTACTGAATCTATCTTTTAGGTATCTTAAAGAGTACCAAAATCCAGATACAGGATTCAATAACCACATTTGTTCTCCTATAGTTTTAACAGCACAGGATTTTTCTACTAATTTTACAGCTTTGTTTCTCTGCCAATATATAGTATGTAGTTTTTTAGCTTCAGATAATGTCATACCAGAGGTAAGTGCAATCTTAGGTGGTCCTGCTCCATATACTCCTGCAAAATTAACTACTTTAGCTCTTCCCCTTATTTGTGAATGGTCTTCTAATTTTTGTTTATGTGCTTCTGCTTGCTCTTCTGTAAGCATTTTGGATAAAACTGCAATATCCAAATGAGGGTCAAATCCTGGCACTCTCATTTGCTCCACATACTCTGGGTCAAAGAAATACATATAATGCTGTTTAGTAGTATCCTCTAAGGAAGTCATATCAGCACCACATAATAAATATTCTTCACTAGGTGGTATAATTGCACCTCTTATTTGCTCACCATAAAACTTAAAAACTTTAGGGAGATTAACAATAGGTTTTTTATGCCTAAATCTTAAAGTATTTGTAAATCCATGTATTTCAGCTATAGTAAAATTATTACTATCCATTGTATCTAAATAAGATTCAAATATACTAATCCTATGATTAATCAAAGTCAGCATATCTAAACTCTCTAATGCTGGCTCTATATCATATAAAGCTTTAATAGATTCACATACTCCATCATCTCCATATATTTGTGGTATAGCTTTAACTTCTCCTGCACTATTAGCTCTATGTTCAAAAGTAATAGGTTCCCAACCCAATGAGTACAACCAATCTTTTAATTGTATGGTACTACCAGGATTACCTGGTTCATCAGATACTTTTACCATTATACTATCTTCATAGTTAGCTGGTAAATTGTTTTCCTCTAATAATTCATACCATTTAATAGCCTTAACAGTAGGACTACCATCTATTTTTTCCATTTTAGATGGTTTAGATACTTCCTTATATTTTATACTTCTGGGCATAGCTTCAGTTAAGATATTTTCTTTCTCTTCCTTTAAAATTATTAAATCCGAAAGACTATCTTCTATAAGTTTCTTATCTAACTTACATTTTACTTCTTCTTGTTCTCTAGCACAATCTAATTTGAAACCTAGGTAATTAATTAAATTATCAATTTGTTTTGAATCTTCTTCATATATCTCTTTTAAATACTTTAATTGTTTAAAGAATAGAAGTTTATTAATCTTAACATCACTCTCACATCTGTGTACATAATCCCTTATAGATAAATTTTGCCAATCTGTAATTACAGGTTTTGGAACTCCTAGTTCTTCTCCCCATAATTCTAGACCATGTTTAAGTCTTATAGGGTATAAGTACCAAGATAGACCTAAAGTATCTATCAATCTAGCAGTTACTTTTATATTAAGTATTTTTTCTAGTACAGGAACATCATATCTAATAATATTATGTCCTACTAATATGTTTTGTTGGGTTAAAAATTGTTTTATTTGGTTATAATTGGTAATAGAGCCTTTATCTATCT